TCGCTGGACCGTGACCGTCTTCGTAGCAAACGGCATCCTGGGTCTACAGAAGTGGATCAAGGGACGCAAGGACGCGCTGGTGAAGGCGCAGAAGAGGGAGCAGACAACGGGCAGGAGCACCCCAGGTAACATCGCTAGCCGGGTGATGGAGATCGTGGAAATGGAGCAGCTGGCGACCACGCTAGTCCGGCTCTTCACTGACAAGGAGCTGGACGCGGCTGTGAAGGAGGTGGACCCGTGCAACACGTGTGAGCATCGGGACTCCCTTCAAGACGACCACGGGGGGTGCGTGGAAGAGCAGGATTGCAGTGAGCTAAGTGGGTTGACCCCGGCAGAGATGGAAGCTGTACTGGCCGCTAGGATAGAAGGGAGGCGACCATGACCAAGAGGAAGGGGCCCCTCACTTGGTGCAGGGACTGGGACGTGGACTGCCCTAGCTGCGGGACTGGGATGCAAGCTGTCTACACGTTTGCTCCTGGGATGACCCTGAAGAGGCTCCAGTCCTGGGCCCCACAAACACCGTCAATGCTAGAGGTAGCCGCAGTGAAGGTTGAGGTCTACTGTCCTAGCTGTATGTACAAGGAGACACACAAAGGCTGAGCAGCCTGCAATGCTACTCGAGGGCAGGAACGGGCTCCATTGGGTCCTATCTGGGCGAAGCCCAGGGAGTGTCGTTCCTGCTCTTCTTGAAGCGTTGGAAGGTCGCCACCTCCCCGACGCCCTGGGTGGGATGATCTTGGTGACTAACAATCACTGGGGTCATCCCACCCATCTTTTTTTGTGGCTAGTGTGTCTACATTTCCAACAGTAAGTAATCCACTGTTACTGCTCTAGTGGTACTAGCTTATTTCATTATCCTTGATCTTGTATTGACAGATGGTTAAGTCTGATCTAGTAATTCAGTGCCTTACTGCATATTGAAAAGGATACGTAAAGAATGCTAGCCCAAGCCCAAATGAGCGTGGTATCCGCTGCAACTGCCATCGTCCAGCGACAACTATTGGAGTTGGAACAACGGGAGCAAGAGAGGTTCCAGCACACGGTCCAAGCATTCTGGGACCTGGTAGACAAGAAGGAAGAAGGGTCATGTTGGGTGTGGTTGGGATGTACCACTGAGAGGTACGGGGTGTTCACGCGGTTCCATCGCTTTGTTGGTAGGGGTGCCTTCCAAAGACGGGAGACACTGGCGCATAGGATCAGCTGGGTCCTGACCAATGGGCAGCCCCCTGCTGACAAGCCATGCGTGAGGCATTGGTGCGAGAGCCTGTTGTGTTGCAACCCAACCCACCTGTATGTGGGTCTGCATGGGCGGGCCAAGTGGTCATAGGATGCTCAAAGTCTGAGCATCCTAGAGCGAGAACATTTTCCTTGCTACGTGAGAGGTCCTCGTGTTATGAAGCTTCCGCAATGCAACGGCTCATCCCATCGGTCGCTGTGACACATGATGCAGGCCAGTCCTTTCTCCTATCCCCAACCGTCAGAGTGATACCAATCGCATCCAGAACCGTCATGTGTCACAGTGACCTTTCCAAGCAGAGCAACGGCGAGTGGCAAAAGCAAAAGCAGACAAGGCACCACCAAGGCCGCTTAGGATCAACCCGGCATGCACCAGATGCTCCTTCTGCCATCGTAGTAGGACCGTCTGTTGCCCCGGGTCTGGTCCGCTGGACGCTGGCATCTGGCTGTTCGGCGAAGCGTTAGGGGCGGATGAGGAGCAGTTAGGAAAGCCGTTCGTCGGTGACGCCGGACACAAGCTTAACTACCTCCTTGCCCGCTCTGGCATACGTCGGAAGCGGTGCCGGATAGAGAACATCTGTCGGTGCAGGCCGCCTGGCAACACCAAGCCCAGCGCCAAGCACGTGGCAGCATGTTGGGGCTACTCCCTCTACCTCATCCTCAAGCACAAGCCGAAGGTCATCGTTGCCATGGGCGCCACAGCCATCAACGCTTTGATGGAGCCTCGTGGTGGCAAAGGGAAAGGCAAAGGCAGGAAGGTTGACAGCTGGCGGGGGTTCTACGAGCGTAGGACGTTCACCTGGACCTCTCCAAAGACAGGCCAGACCACCGAGCACACTTGCTGGGTAGTCCCGACGTTCCACCCGAGCTTCTGCCTGAGGAAGTGGGAGGCTGACGACCTCTTCGTCTTTGACATCCTGACAGCCATCGAGCTGGTTGAAGGACGCGAGCCCCAGTCCTGGCCTGACACCAAGGTCACCGTCCTCAAGACAAAGGACGAGGCCGTCGAGTTCCTGCGACACCTGCGCCGGGTCTCGGGCTTCGTGGTGGACGTCGAGGATACGAACCTTCAGGTTCATCAGTCCGTGGTCATGTGCCTCGGGTTCTGTTACAAGGCAGGACATGCGACTATCCTGCCCCTGCACCTGCAAGGCGACCCGCCTCTCCCAATGTGGCGGAGAGAGGAGTACCTCGAGATCCTCGAGGAGCTGACCGCCACGCTGGAGTCCACGAGGCTCTACGGACAAAACATCAAGTATGACCTCCAACGCCTTCGCCGGTTGACGGGCATCGTGGACTACAAGGTGGGCTTTGACACGATGCTGGCGCACCACGTCCTGGATGAGAACAAGCCACATAACCTTACGTTCCTCTGCCAGTGGTACCTGGGGTGGCAGAAATATGACGCTGTCCTGGAGCCCTACAAGGAAGGCAAGAGCCTGCGGATGTGGCTCGTTCCTGACCAGACCCGGCACATCTACTGCGGCTTCGATGTGGATGGAACCTTCAGGCTGCGGAAGGTTCTCAAGCCCATGCTGGTGAAGGACAAGGTGGAGCGAGCTTACCGTATAGAGCATGACCTCACCCTGCCTCTCGCGGACATGGAGTATCGCGGCATCCGGCTGTCTAGACGGCGCATCCAAGAGTTGAGCGACCTTTACCGTAGGGAGACGGCACTAGCCCTCAGGAAGCTCACCAAGATCGCGGACCGGGTGCTGGGGGTAAGTGACTTCAACCCCAACAGCACCAAGCAACTGGTCGTCCTTCTTGAACACTGCGGTGCCGACCTGTGGAAGAAGACCAAAGGGGGTAAGGCCCCAGCCGTCGACAGGAACGTGATGGCAGCCCTGGCTCTCACGAAGGGGAAGGCAGGTGGGGTCGCCCGTGGGATGATCCAGTTGAGAAAGGTGGCCAAGTACGTCAACACCTACCTCGATGGCAAGGACTCGGCGGGCGAGGGGAAGGGGGGGTTCCTTCGCTGGGTGCAAGAGGAAGATCGCATCCACCCCAACTACAACATAGCCATTGCCCGCACCGGGCGGCTCTCTGCGGACGACCCTCCAATCCAACAGATGCCACGGACGGGTGATCTGAGGAGCATCCTTATACCGGATGCTGAGGACCACGTCCTTCTCACGTCGGACTACCAGAAGGTCGAGTTATGTGTTGCAGCGTGGCTTGCCAATGACGAGGTGATGGTCAGGGAGCTGCTAGCTGGGGTTGACCTCCATAGCAAGATGGCGATCACAGCCCGCATGATGCGGAACCCAACCGAAGAGGAATGGGAGACCTACCTCGCGTTGGAGAAGGCTCTGAAGGCAGGTCCAGTGTCCTTGGGCAAGCTGACACCGCGGCAGTCCAAGTTCCTTCGAGTGATCGGGGTCGCCCCTGTTGTTGATCTGGTCGGCCCTATCATCACCAAGGACGAGCGTGCCGTGGCGAAGGGCGTGAACTTCGGAGTGACCTACGGTCGTGGGGCTGCCGGTATTGCTGAAGCCAACCCGCACGTATTCCCTCCAGCGATGAAACCCCGGGATAGACGGGCACGGGTGCAGAAGGTCATTGATGCCTTCTTTGACAAGTACCAAGGCATCGCCCTCTACCGTGAAGAGGTGATCGAGAACCTCCACAAGAGAGGCTTCATTCGCACCACCATCACGGGTAGGGTGCGCCGACTGTACGGGCTCAACTGGCTCGAGTCCAAGTACAGCCGGGACTACGGGAAGCAGGAGGCCGACCTCTCACATATGGAGAGGGAAGCCCTCAACAGCGAGATCCAGAGTGAGGGCAGTGCCGACCCTCTGAGCCAAGCCACCAAGAGGGTGTGGGATGGGATGAAGAAGGTTAGACTGCCTGGGTTCCGGATGCTCCTCACCTTGCACGACGGCATGATCTTCAACGTCCATCGCCAGCACGTGGAAGAGGCAGAACACTGGGTGCGGCAGTGGATGGAGACAACCCTCAAGCCTGACGGGCGACACAAGTTCGAGATGCCGCTCCGTATTGATACGACCATCGAACGGTGGTGGGGCGAGCACGACTAGGAAGGAGATGAGCATGACAACGAAGGCGAAGCAGGTCAGTGCCGCGAAAGATGCATTGGACCGACAACGAGGGCGGGGAAAGCCCACGTGTAACTACGAAGCCATCAATCATGAACCCAAGCGTAAACCGGACCTTCTCCGTCTACTTCAGGACCAGGTGATGGATGAGTTGTCCATCACCAGTGACCTGCCCACGGAGTTCGCGAAGCAGGCGGCCTACTTCGCCCACTATGCCTTCCTCCACGCCCGCGCGATGGACTTCGTCCGGGAGCTGGAGGAGCAGGTGGAGGTCAGCTTCTATGAGCTTTACGATGAATACCGGGGTGGGCACTCGGACGCGAAGGAGAACGAATGCAAGTCCTTTGTTCGGACCCACGCGAAACACCAGCGGTTGACCCAAGGGCTGCGGGCGGGGCAGTTCCAATCTGACGTGATGAAGGCCACGGTGCGAGCCTTCGAGATGAGAAAGGACATGCTCGTCCAGCTGGGCGCCCAGTACAGGGCCGAGATGGACGGGACAGACCTCAAGACGTCTGTCCGTAAGGCGACCAAGATCGTCAAGGACAGCTACCATGGAAAGAAGGAGAGACATGCTACACAAGAAGAAACATAGGGTGGAGACTGAACCGGCCCATCGCGGGATGGACTTGGACAAGGCAGCTGCCAAGCACAAGGAGGTGGAGGAGCGTGCCAGTGGAGAGTTGCACGACCTTCACGAGGGCTGGAACTTTTTCTTCCTGCTCCCGCCTTGGTCAGACGAGGACGTGATATGGAAGGAGGTGGAACAACACGGACGCGGGGTGTGCCCGAAGCGGGCACTCGGCAAGGAGTGCCAGGTCTGTGCGGAGCTGGTGAAGCGGGCACGGCGGGGTGACTCCGACTTCGTGGAACAGAACCGCCTCAAGTCCCGTGCCTTCTTCAACGCGACCAAGAAGGAGAACGTCCGTAAGCTCCTCTCCACGCCAGAGGCCGTGATCAAGATCCTGCCCGCGTCCTCGGTAGTGTTCCGCGAAATCCTCGAGTTCATCAATGACGAGAAGGTCGACATTTCCAACCCCAGTGCCTGCGTGGTCGTGGGCATCAAGAAGACGGGCAAGGGGATGCGGACTCGGTACAAGACCAAGTTTGGGGACGCCGTCGACATCTCCAAATACGTCACGCCAAAGGCGCTGGAGCACCTGCATAACCTCGACGCCTTCCGCTTCGCACAGCCCATGAGCACCAAGGAGCAGCGCAAGCTCATCCGGGGGTCTGCGGATGATGATGAGGACATGGACGAGGACGAGGAGGACATCGAGGACGAAGACCTGGACGAGGATGCGGAAGGGGCAGAGGAGGAGGGGAGTGAGGAGGACGAGGTCTTCGAGGAGCCAGAGGAAGAAGAGGAGGACGAGCTTGAAGAGGAGGAAGGGGTAGCGCCTAAGCCCCACAAGGTAGCCACGAAGGTGACCGCCTCGATCAAAAAGAAGGTCAAGTAGGATGCGGTTGCTCGTGGATGTGAGCGGCCTCGTCTACCGCGCCGCCTACAAGTTGCACCTGACGGATGCAGCGGGGCGGAACGTCGGGGCCGCTTACGGTACGATCAAGACACTGGGCCATCTGGCTGACCTCTACGAACCGGAGGAGATGGTCATCTGCTGGGATGCTGGGCACGAGCCCCAGTCAAAGCTGTATCCCGCCTACAAGGCTGATAGGAAGAGGGACCCGGAGTTTGTGGCTGACCTGTCTAGGCAGAAGGACATCCTCCTCCGCATGACCAGTTGCCTCCCTGTCATCCATGTGGTTCACCCCGGTCTTGAAGCCGATGACCTAGTAGCGGTGCTCGCCAAGTTCCTACGGATGGAGGACGTGGGCATCGTGACTGGCGACACCGACCTCTACTGTCTCTCTGGTAAGAGATGCCGCATTATTCGCCTGGATGGGGTGCCAGCCAAGCTAGACCTCAAGCCCGACCAGTACATCACCTACAAGGTGTTAGTCGGGGGCGAGGATGGGATTAAGGGCGTGGCGGGCGTGGGGGATGTGAAGGCCCGGGAGCTGATAGAGGCGCACGGGACGCTGGAAGACATCCTGCGGTTCTCTGGTGAGCAGGGCGGGCTGGGCAAGATGGATGCAGGGCAGGTCCGTGTGGAGGTAGAGCGGAACCTCAAGCTCATGACCCCAGGTGCCTTGCTCACCGAGGCACAGCGGACAGCCGTCCTCGACCAGTATCGATACGGTCGGCTCGCCCGCCGCATTGACCAGTCAGCTTTTCGGAAGGCGTTGATGGAGCATGGGTTCGTCTCCATCGTCTCTCGCCTGCCGGGTTTCCTCCAGCCCTTCAGGCGGATGGAGTGGGAGCATGCGAAAGCGAAAGCAGAGAATCAAAGCGAAGGTAGTGCGGAAAGTAGAAGCAGAGGCGAGGATCATCTTGCGGGCCGAGTCCGATGGACAAAGTATGTCCGCAAGGTTGATAGCCGCGTCCGAGTTGTCCGCAAGGTCTACGGAGGAGCAGGAGCGGGAGGAGCTGGCGCTGTTCCGAGAGGAGCAGGCCAGCAAGCCCCCAGAGGAGCGGCAGCCCGAGCCGCCGAAGTCCTCACGCGTGTTAGAGCGCAGGCATTTGATGGCTTGGCTGCACCAAGCGACGGACAAGGTCCTCAAGGAACTGTACAGCACCTTAAGCGACCGGCACGGGTACGCGGAGCTGGGGTGCCTGCTGCGGACGTACCTCAAGATGCGCCAATACTTCCCAGAAGACCCGTTGTCAGCAAGGCGCTGTCCGTTCTGCAAAGCCTTAGAAGCGGAGAAGGGTGGCAGTGGCTAAGGTCCAGGCCAACGGAAGACCTACAGAGGTTCCTCTCGTTGATTGACAAGGTCCTAGTCCCAGGCAAGCAGGTGCCGTTTGACGATGAGGAGTTCCTCGTTGAACTGGGAGACGCGTTCACGAATGACCTGCCTTCATTCATGCAGACCAGCAAGGAGCTGAAGACACATGCCAAGAACATCCTCAAGAGCCGGGTGTACCAGAGGCCCTGACCACGACGGGGTCGTTCCTCTCGCTAGACTAGCTAGGCTGCCTGAGAGCCAAGCAGGAGAGGGCCGCCACAAGTGTGCTGCCTGTGCCTACGAGGCGGGGTATGAGGACGGGATAAAGGTCGGGCGCTTGTCCATGGAGAAACGGATCAAGTCACTGATAGCACGAGTCCAGCAGTGGAGGAAGGAGGGGTGATGAAGAAGGACCGCATCATCCGTGAGGTGGACACGTCCCTCGACATGGAACGGGTCGTGTCGGCCCTCCGGTCTGTCCTGGGCAGTGACCGCGTTCACGCGGGGCTGAACAGCGAACTTGGGCACCCCAGGGCGTTTGTTCCTTCTGGGGTGCCCGACCTTGACTTGGTGCTGGACAGGGAGGGGCGGGGCTGGCCAGCTGGGCGCATCGTGGAGATATACGGTGGTGAGGCCACCTGCAAAACAGGGCTTGGGTACGCCCTCATCGCCCAGGCACAGCGGATGGGTGGTGGAGCTATTCTCTACCCGTCGGAGGGCAACTGGGATGAGTGGCTGGCAGAGCAATACGGAGTCGACCTCGATAAGCTGGTCCTCGGTGATGATGAGACGGTGGAGGGTATCTCAGATTCGTGGAACAAGGCGCTGGATGTAGCGGGGACTGATGGGTTGCTGGTTGGGATGATTGACAGTGTGGCTGCCCTGTCGACCAAAGCCGAGCTTGGGGAGGAAAACCTGACGCGAGGGCGGCAAGCCCAGATCCGAGCCATGATGATGTCGGCTGCTCTACGCAAGATAGGGGCGAGGATGCCCCGTTCCTCTGCCATCCTGTTCTGTGTCAACCAGGTGCGTGACAACACGGATACCACTAGCTACGGCGACCATAAGCCCAAGCCCCCAGGTGGGCGGGCTCTGAAGTTCTACGCCAGCGTACGGTTGAGGTTGGAGAACATCGCACGGGTGACGTATGAACGCGCGGGCAAGAAATACGTGGCTGGGTTCAAGCTCCGGATCATAGCGGAGAAGAACCGGCTGGCCCTGCCGTTCTCACAGGCAGAGATCATGCTCTCCTATGAGAAAGGTCTCCTACCGCTGAAGCGGAAAAAGAAGGGCAAGAGGAGGAAGTGACATGCACGACCAGGCTATCCAAGCTGCGACCCAGCTGGTGATACACGCGAGGCGTCTCCACGAGCTACTGGCGCAGGCGCGGGACGTAATCAACAAGCTCAGTGTCCACGAGTCCCCTAGCCCCGAGATGATCGGCACGCTGGTTGGGTGTGTCAACCAGGCACTGGATCTGATGGGTCCTCCACCGTGCGAGTAGCGGTCATAGGCGACTTGCATTTGGGCAAGACCCTGTTTGGCTACGACCTGACGCCCCACGTGAGGCTGGCCATGTACCAGTTCTTAGCCGTGTGCCGGAAGTACATGGTGGAGGCTGCGGTCTGCCTCGGCGACGTCTATGACCGGCCTGCGCCTACTGTGGCTGTTCGGAAGATGGTCAGCCAGTGGGCAAACGAGTTCCAGCGCGATGGTGTTGACCTCTATCTGCTGGCAGGGAACCATGACGTCACAAGCAACCCTGATGCCCCGTCTGCCTTGGAGAGCTTGCGGGTCCTGACCGTCCCATCCCACGTTCACGTGATAGACCGCCCTGCCATGGTTGATGGGGGCCTGTTGCTCCTTCCTTTCCCGTCACCCGGGATCTATGCCACCCGCGATGAATACGACAAGGACGTCCAGCGGGTCATGTTCGGTTGCCTCGAGTCCGTGGTTCTGGCGCACCTCGTGCTGGCTGGGGCCGTGATGGGGGAACAGGACTTCCCATATCGTGGGGAGGGCGGCGTCTTGCCTGGGTGCATTGGACGACAACTGGCGCTGGCTGGGCATGTCCACAAGCCCCAGTGGGTAGGTGCTACCAGGTTGAGGTACGTCGTAGGCTCGGCCGAGAGGACGTCCTTCGCTGAACGGAACGAGGAGAGAGGCTTCGTCATACTGGACATCCCTCCCCCATCTCAACTGTGGGGTGGGCCGAAGGTCCGGGTTGTTCTCCGCCATGATGCCCTGCCCCTTGTTCAGGTAGAGCCCGACGTCTCTTCCTGGGGCTCTGGGGGTCACCCGCCAACGACGGATGAGATTATCGCGGATTACTCGCCAAAGGTCGTGGGCGCGCTGGTCAAGGTCGTGCCATTCATTGACGACCAGTCCGTCGTTGACTGGGGGAGGGTCGAGGCGGGGCTGCTATCGGCTGGGGCGCTGCGGGTCTTCTTTGGCCCCGCCATTCGCGTGAGCCCCGCGAAGGCTAGGCGTAGAACTGGCCTGGCTTCCGTTGAGCCCGAGGTAGCGGCTGCTCGGTACATCAGACGGCGAGTCCAAGACAAGCAGGAGCGAAAGCGGCTGTTGGAACTGTTCAAGCGGATACAGGAGACCGACGATGGCTCGAAGGTATGAGGCTAGGCACCCCGTCGTTCTGACCTTCCTCGGGTGGCTGGACACCTCACCGCATCTTCAGCACCTCTCGTGGTACAGCAAGTTCAGGGCTGTGCTGGAGCTGTGGTTCGCGGCAGTCCGCCGGGATGAGGAGACGTACCAAGACCGGGTGCGGGAGTTGACACCCGACGCGGTGAAGGGCGGAGCAACGGAACACTTCTCTCGGTTCTGGTTGGCGATGCACCAAGAGCCGCAGGACCTCCTAGGCGAGGCATACCAGGCTTACTCGGTGCGGGACACGAGGAACCTCGCCCAGTATTTCACGCCGGACAGTGCCGCGGCGTGCATGGCGAAGATGTCCGTCGGTGACTTGCCCGAGGACGTGTGGCGGAAGCCGGGCGGGTGCCGGTTGCTTGAACCATGCTGCGGCTCGGGTGTGATGATGATCCACTCGCTGGTCGAGGTCCATCGCATGCACGGGCAGTGGGCGCTCAACAGAACCCAAGTGGTCATGTGTGACCTGGACCCGGTCT